CTCAAGTTGTTTCTGAAATGATAGGAAACGACTGAAGCACCCCTCGGGCCATAGTGGCCCGAGCCTTGCTATCTCTTGCGTCGAGATAACTCGATGTGATTGGAGTAAGGGAGTTTTTTTGTGGAGGAATGATGGAAACGAAGTGACTTAGACACTTTCAAGAGGTCGAGGTCCCACACAGACGCCAGTAGAGATGAATCTCTACAGTCAGCTGTGTGGGCTTTCCCGTTACAGGCTAAAGCAACGCAATTGCGTACGCTCTAACCTGGCGGTCGACGACTTCGATAATGATGTCTATTACCCAGTCACTCAGAGAGCAAGCATGAAAGGTGCCGCTGCCTCTAAGGCAGGAAGGGCGGCTGAGGCTGCGCTCGCAATATACGAGCCAGCCTCAGCCGCGAGACCTTCACCAGCACCAGTCATCATGTACCCAGCAGCTCCGGCAAGACCGACGTCTTCGACGCCGTGGCCAACTGATTCGGCAGAGCCGACCAGTTTGTGCCACATGTCATGAGACACGGGCTTGTGGAGTTGTTGTGTCGCGTGCATAGGATTGAACGGCGAAAGCCGTACCCTAAATTCTATGCACACGCGGTACGTGAGAGTTTGCTTCTGTGGATTGATGATGAACGCGGGCTTAAAGCCTGAGAAGTCATAAGCAGTATCCCAAGAGAAGGATGTCTGAGGATTCGCCTGATCAGATGGCGGTCCTAGCTCCTTGAAATCAGTGAGCTCGTTGATGTTAGCCGGAATGCAGTTAACCTGCTGCGGCGACATCGCGAGCTTTGCTCCACTGATCACTTTGGGATGGCTATAACTTATCAACGCGTCACAAAGATCCGAAACAGTACGTGTGTCTCCTGCATCCACACCCGAGAGGGTTGTGGCACAGCGACCCATGTACACGACTCCAGCAGCTGTCGTCAGACTGGCCGGGTTTACAACCTGGACAGAGACAGCTGCAGGAACAACTTCGGCGTAGCCCCTGGAATCACTTCCAGTGGGCGACGGAAGGGACAACGCGTTCCATTGGCCGTTCAAAAGATCGGTTCCATTGGATCGCGAGATCCCTGCGTAGTTGGTCCAAGCGGAGTCATGGTACGTATGAGAGCCAGCAGCGGAGTAATCCATTGCCCCGATCAACGTGAGGTATGAGTCCGATGTCACCACCGAACTCACACGCACAACGTTGTATTTACCTGTGGAAATAGGTAACGGGATGTGCAGTGGATGGAAAGCATTCAAGCCGTGTTTGATGACGGCTTGCATCTTTCCAGTACTCTTCGCAATTCGCTTGCGAGAGCTTCTAGCACTCTGTACAGTACGTGGGCGAGACACAACGAGCACTTTGCTCTTCGTGTTTCTTTTGTTTCCATTATGTTTTGATGATCGTGAGATATTGACCATGATCGATGTAGTATTGGATCCCGCCCATCGTGGCGCGACTGTACATCCAGGGACACCTCATTACTGAGGCTCTCCCGTGCAGTCTGTCGGCATTTAGCTGACATCCACACGAGGTGGACGTTAGAGCATTTAGCACGGAAGTATTAAGTGTTCGAAGCGTAATCCATAACCGACAATGATCGGACCGAAGTCCTTATGTCGGCCATGCATCACTCGGGTACGACGAGCACACCGTTTTGGGAGATTTAAGTCCATGGACCCAATAGGTCTAATGAGACGTCGTGAAACCCATCGGTCCTACGGGACGGGTTCCGACATACTCCATTAAACGGAAGCGATTTTCAACAATCGCGCCTTTCTGCTGTCTCCAGTTCCTCGAGCGAAAAGTCTTCATGACTGCGCTCTTCGGAAACCTGACACGCATCTGACTTTGGTAGTCAGTGCCGTCGTCAAGTTCCAGCCTGGATGACAGGATAGGCATACGAATCGTTGTATCCTTCAAGTCAATAACTCCTTGTTCGTACGGACCATATTTTGGTTGAACGATATGCTTCGGATTATGGTAGAACCGGGGAACGTTCGTCGGTCTTGTTTTAACCAACGAGATCTTCTGAAAGTTTTCAGGATCGTTCCGGAGCTGGAAATCCATGAAGTCCGCGTAGCGCCTCTGGAAAGATGTAAACTTGAGTTCTCCAACAGGATTGAACCCAAGACCACCTTTCATGAAGGCTGCGTGAAGATTAAACTTTCCCTTTTGGGTCAAGTTTTCGATGCTTCTTCTATGATAATGGATGAAGCGTCTCTTCGCGCGGACGGGATCTACAGCTCCCGAAGTGACCTCATTGAAGTAGTCCCACAGTGGTGCCAATTTAGCCCCACTGCGGCCGGTTACCTTGCTCTGTCCGGTCAATAGACCTGCGTTCAGGACACCTTGGTGAATAAACATTTCTCTCTTCTTATCATGGAAGTAGAGTTGTGAATTCACCGTAAGGTAGTTCGCGTGAACGTAGTTCTTACCGAGACTGAGCTCGAAACCAACTTCTTTGGTCCTTCGAAGCCATATCTGATAAAGCTGATCATCGCATCGGAAGAGGATATCGTCTCCGTTCACAAGGACTGGTAAGTCCTGGATACGGAATCTTCTTCCGAACCGTTCCTCGAGCGCGGCCCAGTATGCACATAAGTTGATCGTGCATAAGATAGGAAAGCTTAGGGTAGAACCCA